GTTATACCCGAAACCGAGCGATACCCGCCCTGGTTAAACCGGAGATAACCCGATGAGCATGATTAAAATCCGCAAAAACGCTTTCCTTAAAATTCAAACTATCCTAGCTGGTTCTGTTGGCGTGATTTGCCGTTCTTCTTCAAGCCGCATCGATGACGGCTACGATGATGAGTATCGTGTGTCCTCGTGCGATGAGGCTTTAACCTGGTTGAAGGAGAATCAGGAACGTGCCCAGGTATATCTGGAAACAGAGAACGGCAATCAGATGCTGCGTATTAGCGGTCGTTATGGATTTGAAACTACATTCATGGCTTATTTTAATCAGGCTTACTTTGACAAGGAGCTGGCCTGGTACACTGATCGCATGAGCAAATGCGAGCCAGCCCCGATTACACCGCCGAACAATAAACCATTTTTATTCCTCGTTAAGTAAACACAATGCGCAAAGTGTCATTTTGACACTTTGCGAGTGTTAATATTGTGCGAGGAGGATGCTATGACGGGTTATGAATTGAAATTATGGCGTCGTGGGATGAACTGGACGCAGGAGCGAGCCGCCGAAGAATTTGGGATATCGTTGGCTACATATAAGCGATATGAGAAGGGGGAGCCGCCGAGGGTCATTGAGATGGCCATTCGCGTTCTGTCGTTTGACGATATGGTGAAGGATCTTTCACACCTTGATAAAGATGCGATTCTGTTAAGGCTGCAAACCCTTGTATGGGAAAAGGTTAAAGTGTCGTCAGAATTGGAACAAGGGATCAAATGATCCTTTACGGATCGTTTTATGGTGGTGTAATGTAAGCGCCAGAAAGACAAAAACCGCCTTGCCGGGCGGTTTTCAGTCTGAAATTTAAATCTTGCTTGGTAGGCTGGATTTAAAAAGACACCTCTTGATTGGGGCGGCTTTCTTGCGTCTAAAGATAATCAAATCTTTTTGCGCCTGCAACCCCTTTTTTACTGGTGCCCATTTCAGACTCACGCTCGCGTCGTTGTCTTTGCCACTTCGTTGGGTTCGGTGTTTTTGGGCGAAGTGGCGCGCGGGTATGCGTACAAGGGGAAAGTGTGCTGACGCAAGCCAGGAACAGCGATCTAAACTAAGTCGAGTCTGAGAAAGGCTGGAGTGCGACAACTCGCCTGTGCTCTATGAGCAGAAGAAGGTATATCAGACGACCAATGGCATGATTGTGGGCCACAGGGCGCACACGGCGGCGAAGCATTGGAAACGATGTGGAGCTATCTGGTGGCATGAGTTCCGGTACTCGATCTCGAGCTTTTTTTGATGCTTTTGAGAAGGGGCCGGAACTCCGGTAAAGGGCACCCTGTATGGGGGGAGGGGGGGTTGTGTCTGAAGGGGGGTTATCGGTTATGGTGGAATTATGATGCGTAGAAAAGCGAGTTTGCTGCAAGCTATTGGGTCCATTATTTCTTTGTTTCCGGCAGTTGATCATTTTCGTCATATGGCGACACGTTCGAGTATGGGCTTGGCGCGTGACGCTGACGCTATTCGAAAGGATTTTCAGAAAGTCTCTGGTGTTGATAAGAGAGAAAAGAGTAAGGGGCCGTAGCCCCTTGTAGTTATGGTCTGCTTTTCTGTGCCAGCTTATCAGCACATGTTTTTATCAGATCCTGTAGTGTCCTGGCTGGCAGGTTTGCATCCAGAACGCTGAGTATGCTGTTGTGATCAGCCTGGTCGACTACTTTGCCTGTCGGTGGTAGTAGCTTGAGCTGAGGATTCAGGTTTTCGTCAAAACTGATAAGTGCTCTGACGTTTCTGAGCAGATCAAGAAGTAAGGCGGATATCACATCATCTTTAGTCATTGTTGGTAGATTTAGTGCCGCTTTAGTTTTCTCCGTCGCCTTGTCAAACTCTTTGATTAGTGTCTTGCGGTAGTTTGGTTCCGTTAATAGCCGATGATGTTCTGTTGCCGTTCGGATAATCTTTGTTTCCTGATACAGTCGGTTGTATAGCATTCGCTCGTATTCTGCCTTTAACACGCTGCTGATAGCGTTAAAGGCTTCAATGTAGGCCAGCTTGATATCCTTCACGCCTGGACCGTCGATACTTTCCATGAGCAAGGTAAATCCGTCTTTTGTCATGCGATAGATTGTTATTTCGCGGTCGCTTCCTTCCAGCGGTCGTTGCTCTTTAAAGAAATGACGTGCCGCAGCTGTGCGAGGAATGCGTAATGCATCGATGGCCATAACGATGGAATTGTTTGTGGTGCTGAATGCCTGGGCTACATCGGCTGAGGTTGTGAGTGGCTCGTTGTTGCACACCTTAACGTAATACATCGGTTTGGCGTTGAGCGTATCGACAACCTCACGAGCATTGCTTGGCGAGACGGTAACGGTCGCGGCCGTTTGTGCGTTCTGGTTGAAATAGCAGTCTTCCAGCCGTTCGAACACATCCCACGCTTGGTTAGTTTCAAGCATTTTAGCGTGACGTGCAGCCCCGCGTTCTGTCCAGAGGATGAGGGAGCGAACTTTCGGGGGAATTTGTAACCCTCTTAAAGATGGTTCGTTAACTACTCTCACAGGAACTCTTAAAGAGTTTTTGTTCTTCAACTCTCGTAACTCTTTACCTTCTATCCTAAAAAAGTGTTTACCTTCTATAAAACGTTCCTTGTTTCTATTGAAATTGTTTGTCAGACGTTGGCGCTCGGTTCCATACAATTGCGCCAGTAGTTCAGTAGTGATAACGGGGAGCTGGTTATGCAGGATAGGCTGTAGGGTGTTAACGGTCGGAAGCGTTTTCATTTTGCACCTCCCATAACTACTTTGGTTACGAGGGAGATTTTTGCGTCAGAAACAGCGTTATCGTTGCTGGCGATGCGCATAGCTTCGCGCTCGATGATTTCAGCCAGGCGGAATTTATCGGCGTATGAGGCTTTCTTGAGAAGGATCTTTACGAGGTTGACGTAATAGTCATGGGGTAGGTTTGTCATTGTGATATCTCCGATTAAAGGAACTATCACCACCAATGACGCCAATCAATATGGTGGTGAGACGTACAGGGTTGGCGTAACCGGCACAATGACAAACCCGGCGCGGATTTCTCCGCCCCCGCACGCCCCACCATAATTTGGGTGTAGCAGTGCTTTACGCATAAAAAAACCGCTAACGCGGTATGCGCCATTGTGCAATCGGGACGCCAATCCCGACCGTAGATTTTGCTACGGCTCGGAAAGTGTCCACCAATGGCGCATTCATGTCAATACGGCGGGATTTTAACAGAGACAACCACATAGCGTGGGTTTATTGGTAGGCAGAAACAAAAAAACCGCCCTATTGAGGACGGTTCTTTCGTGCTGATCGGATTCGCGGTCCTTTCAGCATTACGTTGTTGTATAAACAACCACGCAAGCACAAGCAGCAAGTTAATTTTACCCAAAAGGTAATAATAGTCCACTATTATGCTTCAAAAAATTGTGGTTCTTGTTGTGCCTGCAAACTCACAGATTGTGGGTAGGTTACTGATTTTGTGAAAATAAACGAGTTTTTTCGTTTAATTTCTTTCCTATTACTAATCTTAAAATAATCGTAAAATACCTGTGGACCTTCCCGCCGATTCGCACCCGGGCACCGACTTTAGGGGAGGATTCTCCGTTGCCGTACATGCAAGCACAAGCAGCCGTGCTTGCTCTCGCGTTGTTTTCGTCGGTGGGGATGCCGTGAAACGGCCTGTAAGGGCCATACAATGAAAAAATACTGTATGTGTATTTTTATCGTTGTTACTGGAGCTTTGTTTACGCCACATGGGGAGGGTTGGAAGATTACTGATAACGCTCTAAATGTGACGATAAACATTAGCAGCAAGTAGCGATTAGGCCCCTTCGGGGGCCTTTTTTATGGTTGAATTTAAACGCTTGAGCGCATTAAGCCTTTCAGAACTGCTTCACGTACCCATTCTGGCCTGGTGGATAGCAGGGCAAATAAGCGACCAGCTTGCAGCCGTTTGAGGTCTATTAGACGAGTTTTTAGTAACCGTGTATATTGTTGCTCGGACATAACAAATTCCCCTTGTTGTGTCGCGACGGCCAACAGTTGGCGCTGGAGGCCGTCACCTTCTCTTACTTCTGGTTGTATTGAGCCTTGAGTAACTCAAAAGATTTTGTCAGCACTTCTTTCAATGACATATCCATTGAGCTGGCGAACGTTTTGTACTCGCGTTTAAATTCAGGGTCGACGTTAAACGCCATTTGTGCCCCACCTGATTTGGTTCTGGTTGGCGTTTCAGTCGGGTCGAAAACCTGCGGTTGTTCGATCGATGGCGGTACGCCTTTGCTGTTCTTCTTTGGTGGTTTTGATGGTGCGGCCATGTGTATCCCCTCTTATATAAATCTATAAAACTATAATTATATATTACGCGGCAGTAGTCAGAGCCTCAAGCTGGTTGATAATCCCCTGAATAACGTCGTCTGCCTTTTTGCGTGGCGCAACGTATGAGCACTCAATGAGGCTTAAGCCCTTATCCTGAGCTTTGCTCAGAGCTGGCTTGTGGGGAATGTACTTATCAACAACAAAGTATGGCGTATTAGCCAGGTACTCTTGGGCTTCAATATAGTCAGCTTCGTTTTCAGCCGCGCCGGAAAACACCATGCAAATTTTCTTGATTGGTACACCCTTTTTAACGATGCCGTGAGCAGTGTTAACGGTGGTTTCCAGGTCATCGGTAGAGAATCTGGTTGGCAAAATAACCATATCCAGAAATTCAGAGAGCTTCGGTACTGATTCAGATGCGTAGGCACCGCCATCGACGATAACCAGGTCGTATACTTCTGATTCGATGATTTTCTGGACTTGTGATGGTGTGCCGCACGGCTGCGCCGCGATTGCTGGTTCGATATTGTTGGCCATTCTGCGTTGTACCCAACGCGTTACCGTTCCGTTAAGCACATCCATATCGATCAGGCATACATTCCAGCCAGCCTTTGCATAAGCAACTGCTAAAGCACGGGCAATTGTTGATTTGGTTACGCCGCCTTTTCCGTTGAAAATACCTACAGAGATAGTCATTTGTCGAGACTCCATGTGTTTGGTTATATAATTCTATAAATCTATATTTATAGAACGAGGTAAGCATAACCAACTTTTTGGCGGATGAAAAGCGTTTTATATAATTATATAAATCTATAATCATATAAGCGGGCGTTAGCCCGCTTGCAGTCAGAGGTCAGCTATCGTTGATATCAGTTGATTTGCTAGCTGTCGCTGTTTACGTGAGAGGGTTAGAGCAGCTTCTGAGCGGTCGCTAAGAGGGGTGTTTTCATCAAGAATCATGAGGCATACAGAAATAATAGCCCTGTTATATGCCATCAATGGCTGGCACAGCTTCGATACCGCTGGCACATCGTATTGTAAGGCCGTTTTGAGGCAGACTTTTTGTTCTGATGCCAGATGAAGGATAGATTCTATCCAGTCGATATCTTTCTCATTATCAATGATTTGGCATAACATACACTCAATCGCTATGTTCAACGCTTGGATTTCGATTCCAGCAGTGATCAGAGTTTCGTTTTTATTGGCTGTATGTAATTCCATGCGTAGCCTCTTTTATACTTTCACATGTTGTCAAAACCACAAAGCGTGGTTTTTTTGAGCGTAGAAATGCACGGCTTTCGCCGTGCTGTGTATCATAACCAGTTGACAACACTAACTACGCGGCCAAGAACTTTATAACGCTTAAATTCCTCGTTATTCAGATGCTTAGTGTTCATTTCAGCATCCCTTTCGGTTGACAGCATAACAGCATTGTCACCCGGTATGACTCTACAGTGCCTCAAAACAACCAGGCCATTTCTGTCTTCAAGGGCATAGATCCCCTCATGAATCTCTGTATCGTCTGTATTAATCAGGACTTGGGAGCCAGGGGATATTGTTGGTGACATTAGCTTTAGCTCATCGTTGCTCTGGAGAACTGACAGAGACGATGGGTTGATGTTCTTGCTTCGTAAAATCTCCTGTTCTATCGCCAGCACTGGCTTTTCTCCGGCGTGCGATGCTATGTCATTTTTTATAGCTACAAGCCCAGGAATAACAGGAGCGTTAGTATTCTGGGGTGGGAACGGGTTATCTGTTAAGCACGCGATGTAAGGCGCTGATGCTTTCAGGGCGTGCGCGATTTTCTTGATGGCAGGTATAGATGGTTGTCTTAATCCGGCCTCATAGTTCTGCAAGGTGCTTAAGCCTATTCCAGTGACTTGCTGGAGATCTCCGGCAGTCATGCCGGATTGTTTCCGTAGAGTCTGAATGCGCAGACCTATTTCTTTCTTGATGTTCTCGTCGTTGCTTTTCATGTCTCATCAATCGTGAATGGTGGGTTATTTATACATTACCACATTTAGTGGTTTTCACATGGTAAGACGAGAGGTGGACCACAAATAGAAGGTTATTTTTTGTTTCGCCCATTGAAAAACTCACGATATGTGGTTTTAATACCACATATCGTGGTTTTAACTGGAGTTCGTTAAATGACCTTTCAGGAGTGGGTTGACGAAAATGGAGGCCAAATTGGTGTTGCCAGAAAGTTTGGCTTTACGTCATCACTGATTGGTGCCTGGTATCGCTTCGAGAGATTCCCTCGTGCGGATAACCTGACGCTGCTGGTGGCGTATTCGGAAGGCCGGATTAACGTCCAGCAATGGGCGGCAGATTTTGCCGAACGTCAGCGCCAGCGTAGCGATGGCACATCGGTTCGGCAGAACAAGATCAAAGGGAATCTCCCTGTTAACTGCTTATCAAGGCTGAAAGCGGTTTTCTCTGAGCTGGGGATGCCTGCGGAGCGTTGCAATCTACGCGGTCCGCGATTCATTGCTCGCTGGAAACACTCACACGTAACCGTTTCAGAGGTTCGTGATGCGATTGCCGTGCTGGAGCTTAAGAATAAAGATTCCAGCGATATCGAGCTGATTCATAAGGAGATTAGCAACGCCCGGCGTTCAGCACTTGGGAGGCTTGAGGAATGATGATTCTGGCCTTCTTTGGTGATAATCACCAGATTCAATCGCAGGTGATGCACTACCTTGATCAAACGATTAAAGGATTTGTTATCGATCATATTGATAACGATAGCAAACATCTATCTGTAGATCAGAAAATTGGACGTGTGCAGCGACTGGTTGCCAGCCGTAACAGACGTGACACCGTAACAGTCGTCACGGGGATAACGGAGGTCATGGAGTACCAGATGTTGCTGCATCGTGGAGCTGTTTTCTGCGTTCTTCCTGGCATTCTGCCAGCAATTCTTGCTCGTGGTTTTGTCCCTATTGATGAGTCGTTTTTATATGTAACCCCAAGCCGTTCCCTTCTGGATACGGAGGCGAAGCGTCGCATTTATATGATGCCGGACGAGGCATTTTCTGAATGTTACCGCCGTGAAATGAGGTTGGGTAAACGAGAAGTGTCTGTTGTTCGTGATGGCAGGTTTTTAAGAAGCCGCACGGTGAAAAGCACCAGAAATGACGGGGGCCATCAATGAGTAGTTATGTTCGCGGTGCTGCGATGCATTGCCAGAATCCCCAATTCTGGCGCTTTCTGACCAGTAAAACAGGGAAGAACGTTTCAAACAGTTCTGAGGCCTCTGTGATTCTGCGTGAGTTTTGCGGGATCTCATCCCGTAAAGAGCTGGCAAAGAACTACGCGGCCAGAAGCATGTATGTCCAGTTAATCAACGAGTTCAACCTCTTTATCAATGGTAAGGGGCGCTGATGAACGGACGTACACCAACGAAGAAAGAGAAACTTTATATACAAGCGGTGCTCACTCACGTGGGTTGCATAGCTTGCATTATTGATGGCCGTGAAATTGAGAATCCAGAGCTGTGGACGGAGCTACATCACGATCCTGATTACGGCAGCGTTGATGAAAATTGCCACTTCCATAGCTTTGGGTTGTGCGCACCACATCATCGCGGTGTTGTGCCTGGTGGTGGGCGCGTGCCTCCGCATATTGCCGTTCGTCACCCTCCCCTGAGTAATTGTGCTCGCTTTGTTGAGCGTTATGGCACCGATGAATTTTTGTGTGCGCAGACGTGGGAGCTGTTGCCGCAGTCAGTTAAAGACGAAATTGGGTTTGATCTTAGTCTTGGTGAAGTACCAGGGGATACCAAATGAGATATACCGGCTTTCGCAAACCAGCGACAAGGAAAAGCAAATACGGCAATAAAAAAACGGTTGTCGATGATATCGCTTTTGATAGCAAAAAAGAGGCTGATTACTACTGCGAACTGAAGCTACTGAGAAAAGCTGGCCGCGTTGTGACGTTTCTTATGCAGGTGCCTTTTCATCTGCCTGGTGGTGTCGTTTATAAACTTGATTTCATGGTGTTTTATGACGATGGGACGATTGATTGTGTCGACACTAAAGGTGTGCGAACAGACGTCTACATCATGAAGAAAAAGCAGGTAGAGGCGCTTTATCCCGTCACGATACGGGAGATCTGAACAGTGAGACGCGATCTGGATAGCTTGTTTGAGCTATGGGCGCTGTGGGTGCGCAATGGCTGCAACGCCCGTAGCGGTTTCGCGTCGATGTTAGAAATGATGATGGTTACGCGTTGCCAGTTTACCGGAGGAGGCGGCGCACCAAATGACTCACTGGAAACCAGTATCGAGGGAGCGGTGACGGCCCTCACGGTAGTTGATGAGACTGCGGCGCTGGTTGTCCGAATTGAATACGGGGCGTGGGAGATTCGGGGCCTCGACATAAATGCACCGCATATTGATAAAGCCCACGCCCTTTCTCTTAGTCTCAGACAGTATCGCCGGAAGTTGGCAAAAGCCAGGGCGTATGTTGTCGACTATTTGAAAAAGCGAAGAGAGTAAAAGTGTCATTTTGAGCTTTTTGATGGTGTGTAGACATCGGGAACATCGAAAATCTATAAATATATAATTATATATTTATATAAAAAGTGCTTTACAGGTGGGAAAAAATTTCCTAAGGTTATACCCGAA